TCTTTCCATTTGCATTTCCGGAGAATTGTAGATGTTATTTCTATTCCACATTTCCAGATCTTTTTGATAAGCATATTCTGCCTGCTGTCTGTTTGCACGGATAGTCATCTCCGTATTTTTTTTTGCGGTCCTGGCGTCCAGGACTCCCTGGCCAATGCCTAAGACTCCACCTATAGCACCTGCCGCATTACTTAAGAAGTCTCCAAATTTTCCCATGTTTTTTTTAAAGTTAGATAGTTTTTCTCTTCCGTCTGGTTTCTCGATATCGAGACACCTAATTACGTGACTACCAAGCTGGTGTCACTTAGCACTAATATATCAAGTAGTGTTAGTGCTTTTTGGCTTGGTTTCACCCAGCCTTTTTAACCCTCCTTTTCGCAAGCCCGAAACGGGCAAGCTCTCAGTCGGGTTGGACTCGCTCGAGACGAGTGTCGAAAATTGGAACACGGTGACGTCAGTCATGCTTCCTTCCTTACACCATGTCCATTTTCGTACTGACGCTTACTCGCTCGTCCTGGTAACCCGACCGAGTGCTGGCATTTGTCATGCCAGCAATCGGTCGGTGTAAAGAAGGTTACACCTTCTCTTTATTTTGCTTAGCTACACTAAGCATATTTTTAGCAGCTTCTCTTATTGCTGCATCTTCCTCTGCCTTCATTTTTTCGGCAGCTTTTTTCGTCTCCTCCAATTGGATGATACGTTTTTTTGCTCGACGTTTATTTTTTTCATTCTCCTCGATGATCTCCATTTTTTCTACCATGTCCATACGATTTAATTCCTCGAAGTCATGATCATCATGAGTCATCTCGATTTCCGGATTGAATACAGAATGTTCACGCATTGGAATTCCATGCGTATGTTTTTCGAGCATAGTACGAATGCTTAACGCTTCGTCAGGTACTGTTTGTGAAGGACCCGAAAATTTTTCATTTTCTTTTGGGTCCGGTTTATAGTTCGCTGAGTTGCGAACTTTTTGTCTTTTAATCTTTTCCATAATTTTTTCTATTTGATTAACCGTTTTTAAATAGCTCAACGCACTTAATGCGTTGAGCTTTTCCAGACTACAAGATTGGCGTTCCATAATATGGCAACGGTCTAAGCGCTGATATATTATGATACAACTGACAATAGAAATGATTCGCTGAAATATCTGTAACAGCGAATATCCTATTTGATGGATCACTCATTACGAATGACTCATTTAATACTGGAGTATTTTCAAAGATCCTACCATCATGCCAATAATTTAGAGATCCTTTAAAATCTCCATGTACTGTTGATGGAATGTATTTGTACTCCGCATACCTGGATTGATATCCGAAAGTTTTATCCAGGAGCTCATCGGGATCTACTGTATCCCATTTATAATAAAGTTCAGCAAGCTTCACTTCCTGCTCACCAAGATTCGCAAACTCTGGCCATGCCCTATCGAATTTATCAAATTTCCTGAATGATCTTGGTATACCTTGCTGATAAGCAGTACGTGGTAATATACTCATGATACCAATTAACTGACCATGCTCTTCGAAGGACCGTGAGAAACCATTTTGATTTCCTACTGATATACCACGACCTGCCATGTTCCCCTGGGGAACATTTGTAGGACCGGTTCCTTCGAATTCTGTTGTTGACATTACATCACTAATAACAACTGGCGTTTTTCCTCCACCTAGAAACTCAGGACGTTGCAACCTTGCATCTGAAGATCTTACACCAAAGTGTGAAAGTATCTGTTCTATATACCTGGCTCCACCACGCGCATTTTTTTCCAGCCATTCCTGAAGTCTTACAGCTCTTCGTAATTCATTTATACTTACTGAAGTACCGTCGATTGATTCAATATTATCGACGTACACCGGCACTGGAGCTCCGCTCAATAATGTTCCATCTGCCGGTGGTGGTGTTCCAGTTTGAGTACTGAAGTCTGCAAGATCTGCTCCTTCAACAGCAGATCCATCTGAGGAATTTCTAATAATAGTTCCTTCAGCTCCGTCGCGATACGCGAACTCTACTTCTACCGGCATAATTACTTCACCTCCTCTTTGTGCCCAGGGCAATGCTGATGTGAAATAATCTTTTTCCCAAGCTCTTTTTCTCATTGTTACAAGCTTGGTGTACTCTGCACCAGGTGAAATATCTCCTGAAGCTTTTGATATATCTAATGACGCCTGTAAATTTTGATCACGATAATACTCATCGTATATCAATTGATATGCTCTAAATGGTAAAGCAGATACCGGTGCGAATTGAGTAACACCGGCAAAATCATTTGTGTGTGATGATAGTCCCATATAATCACCAAGACTTCCAGCTTGAAATAGATCATCTGTCGACTGATCTGTATCTGGTTTTAATCTAGGAAAGTTAGGATTAGTTGTACCTTCTCTACCGCCGGTTACCCAATCTGGAAATTCATCCCAGATCAACCGGTCCGGTACAAAGAAGAAATGACAGAATACGTTCATACGATGCATCACTGGCGCGATCATTGGCGCCAGGCGTATAAAAACCTCTGTAGTGAGACGAAATTTGTCTCCTGGTAATATATCCTGGACAAGTATTGGATAAAGCTTTCCCATGTCCAGGGTGAACTTACGTTCATGCGATAGGTTGAACTTATTCAACCTCGGTCTTTGCAACCTTACTGAATTAAACATGTTCATGATTATAATGTGTTTAGCTGATTTGTTTTTGATACTACTTTTGATTCTGCATCAACAATACGCTGATTATAACGATACCATAACTCGCCGTAAGGATCAGAATAATAACGGCTAATGCGATCAATCTCTTTTCGGTAAGACTCTTCACCCAAACGATAAGCTTCGAGTGCAAGTTTTTCACGTTGCTTGATATCGAAGATCCTATCTTTATAATACCGAGGAAGACGAGACACAATACCATTAACGGCGGTATAATTACGCATAGCATCAATATGCCAACCGGTATGAGTGGATAAATAATTATTTCCAATACCACCGGAGCGGTTACTGATAAGTGAAAATGGCTTTTGCCTATTTTCATAAATGCCGTTACGATTAACAACATACTTTGTAACATAATGGATTGACGCATCGGTAACTGATCCGATCTTAATATGTCCTTGCTTCCATATTTTTTCGAGATCCTTAGTGACATCCTCCCGCAGATTAAACATAATCGAGTGATAATGCGGTCTATTCGTCTCTGTACCATACTCGCCAACGGTGTAATAGCGGATGTTTTTCTGTGAACTACTTTTTCCGCGAAGTATCCTTCCGGAAAAAGAATGTCTAATTGTTTTCCCATTTTCTTTTCTTAATCTTTTAATAAATAGTTGAACATCTTTTTTGCACAAAGTAGGAGTATCATCTACTCCTAACGGTAACTCCTCATCATTATAAGTGAGTGTAAGAAAGTGCGCAGAGTCGGCAACTTTCAATTCCTGTTTTAGCCGGAAGGTCCAATCGGCTCTTTTGACTTCTAAACAGAAACCACATTTGCCACAAGGAACAATCCTTTTATCACCGGACTTTCCAATTATCATTGGTGATATGCACTGCATATCTTTTATAGTCTAGTTCCTCCTCGCGATACATTATAACCGCGAAGTTTTTTTCCTTTACGGCGTTTACCATAAGATTTTTTTCCGTAATACTTTTTCTTTTTTGATTTTCTATAACGTCCCATAGTTTTAAAATTTGAGTTTGAAACAAACATTTTTCTGTCACCAGGGTCCTCGCCGGCCCTGGTCGACCCTGGCAGATTTAGCCATATCATGGTGGTCTTACTGTCTGTTTACTTTGCTCCATTCGTAGTGCTTACTTTTTAGTTTTGAGCAATGACTCTACATCGATTCCATAAGTACCGGCAATTTTTATTAATAGTCTGACCCATAAATCATCAGATGAAAATACACCGGCTTCTGCAAGATCATTTTTGTATTCCTGAAATACTGTAAGAGCTTTTTTATACTGTTGATCTAACTCAACAGTTGTTAACCCTTTTGCCATGAGCTGAGACTCAAGCTGTTTTTTCCATTCATCTCTCTGAAGATTTGTCAAAGACTGTAACGCAATAGCTGTCTTTGTTGTACCTCGCTTTGCTTCCTCTGTTATTATCTCCAACTGATGTGGATAAAGACCTTTTCCTTTTTCAACTCCAAACTCAGCAGCTTCTGTTTGAGCTCCAATTAATTCCGGACGTAATAACTCTGTCACTGTTTTTGCACGAATATTTTTTTCCATCGCACGTATCTGATCAATCTGTGCCTGGCGCATTTCAAAATCCTGGCTCATCGCCAATGTTTGTGGAAGATTCACTGAAGGTTTATACCTGTACTCTGCTGTTGGTGCATTATACTTTGGTGTTTGTCCTGATGTGTTTCCTACTGTTCCTGTTCCATATACCAGGTTAGGATTAAGACCCGCTGCTTTTAATCTTTCCATTTGCATTTCCGGAGAATTGTAGATGTTATTTCTATTCCACATTTCCAGATCTTTTTGATAAGCATATTCTGCCTGCTGTCTGTTTGCACGGATAGTCATCTCCGTATTTTTT